CCTGCCGTAAGGAAGACTGGATGTGGATATAGACTATTCTTCAGACAGAAGACAAGAAGTAAAAGAATACATCGAAAGGCGTTACAATCATAACGGAAAACAACGTGTGTTCTCAGCCGGAACCATGACCACCTTAAAATTAAAAGCCGTATTAAAAGATGTGGCACGTGTCCACCGTGTTCCGGTCAATATCGTAAATTATATCACAGCCATCTTTGATGATGATAAAATGACTTGGACTGACTTATTCAAGTTAGCTGCTACGAATAAAAAAATCCATGACTTCATTCAAAAATATCCACAGGTTATTGAGGATATTAGAGGAATCATGGGGCAACCTCGTTCTTCTTCTGTTCATGCCTCGGCTCTTTTGGTTACACCTGACCAGAAAGACGGCGAAGAAATGGAATGTTTCGATTTTACTCCGATTAAAAAAGTGGACGGAATGCTTGTTTCGGAAGTGGACGGATATGCGCTGGATGAACAAGGACTTTTAAAAAACGACTGTTTGGGTATCAAAGAATTGTCCAAGATAAAAGCCATCATTGATATTTGTAATGATAAATATAATGCGAACCTTACCTTTCAAGATATTGCGCAAAGTGGATTGGACGACCCAAAGGTGTATCAGCTTTTAAAAGAAGGTCATACCCAAAACGTCTTCCAGTTTTCTTCTGTCGGCATGACTAAATTCTTGATGAGTATGAAGCCGAACAAAATAGAAGATTTAGTCGCAGCCAATGCCTTGTATCGTCCGGCTACATTGGATTCCGGCTCGGCAGACAAATATGTAACTTGTAAGTTGGGAGATGCTGCCCCGGTTTATCTATGGGGGACATACAATGCAATGAAAGATACTTACGGCGTACTTTGTTTCCAAGAACAACTGGCGCAAATAGCCCGTGAAGTAGGTGGCTTTTCACTGGGCGAAGGAGTAAAACTTGTTAAATTAATTTCAAAAAAGAAAATTGACAAGATTAAAGCCTTACGTGGAAAATTTATGGATGGGGCTAATGCGAAAGGATGTCCTAAAGACGATGCAGAAGCTATTTGGGACATGTTTGAAGCCGCCGGTAGCTACCTTTTTAATTCCAGCCACGCCACTGCATACGCCATTACAGCCTATGTGGGAGCGTTTCTGAAGGCCAACTATCCTTCAGCATTCTATACCATCGCCCTCCAGTGGGCAGACGACAAGGAAATACCTTCTCTCATGTCGGAAATGGAACAATGCAGCAAGGCAAAAATCGTGCATCCGGATATTAACGTTTCCGATGTGCAATTCTTTACCGACTACCAGAATGATGAAATTTTCTGGTCACTTACACGAATCAAGATGGTTGGTGTCAAGACCGTTGAGTACATAGTGGAAGAGCGTCAGAAGAACGGGGCATTTACATCCATCGAGAATTTCATCCACCGCATATTCAAGTACAAACTTAAAAAGTACGAATACTGGGATGATCCAGATAACGAGGAAGAAGCAAGAAAAGTACCGGTAAACGCCCGGCACGTGAAACACCTTATTTTGGCAGGATGCTTCGATAAGATTGAAAACGTCAAGTCGCTTCCGGAAAGACACAGGATTCTTTGTGTAGCAGCCAAAGAATTGGGGTTTGATCTGAAAGAAGAGGATTTTCCATCCGACATGACAGACAAACATTATTTCTGGTCAATGCTTCAGATCGAGGTTTCCGGCATAGGCTCCGTTGATTACAGGAGAATATATGACAATTCGGAAGCCAAGCAGCATATAAGGGGAAGGGCTTCCTATATGACAATCAAGGATGCTTTTCTTAAAGAAAGCGAAGGTAAACGGATAGCCGTATGCGCAACCGTTCTGGAACATGACGAAGTGGAATATCAGGACAAGAAAACAGGCGAGAAGAAAACTTTCTGCAAACTGAAACTGCAACAGAATAACGATATTATCGAACTGGTGATGTGGGATGATTTCTACAAGGCGAACCGTGATAAAGTTATTCAGTCAAAGAACAAAATGATTATCGTGTCAGCTATAATTAAATACAGCGACTATTCCGGTTGTCATTGCTTGCAGACATACAAGTCTTCCATGCTGTTCAATGTCTGAGAATTGTAATCAAGTGAATTACTAACCATATACAATTAAACAACATGCTTATAGAAAGAGAAACTGAATGAAACCTGTAATTATTGCCATCGTTGGAAGATCGGGAAGCGGTAAAACCTATATGGCCGAGTTCCTTAGAAAGAAAATGAACATTCCGACTATCGTGTCATACACGACCAGACGCAAAAGACCCGGTGAAACCGATGGCGTGGAGCATTTCTTTATTGGAAGCGAACAAGTGCCGGAAGGGGACGATATGCTGGCATACACGGTATTCGGAGGTGAACAGTATTTCGCTCTCCACAGCCAAGTTCCTAAAGGTGGAATTTGCACCTATGTAATTGACGAGGCAGGACTGGAATGTCTTGTCAAGGATTTCGGGAACAGATACCTCATTGTCCCTGTCGCAGTGAAATGCTCGGAAGAAACGCTCATTAAAAGAGGGATCGAGCCGGACAGATTAGCGAGGGACAAAAGACGTATTCACATAAACGATAGTTTTTATGATTGTATCATCATCAATGATGGGACAATAGAAGAGTTTGAGAATAAAATATTAAGTGAAATCAATAAATTATAAACCAAAACTTTAATTATGGCAGCACCAAAAAGCGAACCGACCGTTTTTGTCGGGATTGTACTCGATTTTGAAACCGGGGATTTAGACCCACAAAACGGAGCTTGTACCCAAATCGCTATGAAAGCGGTACGCCTCGATACATGGGAGGTTATAGACACTTACATGAATTATATCTACCCCTATAAACACAAGAGCGATATTTTGGGCAAGACACGAAAGAAGGTTCTGAAAAACAAAAGGGAAATCGAGGAAGAGGAAGGGCAACTGATGAAATATGAGGAAGCTGCTCTTACCTACTCGGATATTTCAATGGATATGTTGTATGAAAAAGGAGTTGATGTCGAACAGGTGGCAAGTGACGTGATTGATTTCGCCACAAGAAACACCCTTTCCAAATCAAAGACCGCAAAGCCGTTTCTTATCGGGCAGAACATTGTTTTTGACTGCGGTTTCCTTCAGCAACTTATGGCCTATGGAGGCAAACTGAAGGAATTTGCCAAGGTTTTTGCCGGAATCACTGACTTTTGGGGGAACTTCCAGCCTCATTATGTAGACACGATAGACTTGGGCAAGCTCACATTTGCCGGTGATCCGGAAGTGACATCATACAAACTGGAACTGCTGGCAGAACGACTCGGTATCGAATTGGACGATGCCCATGATGCGGATGCGGATGTTACCGCTACTCTTAACGTGGCAATCGTCTGTTCCAACCGACTGAGAAATTCAGACGGATCATCTACGGGTGCAGGACTTCAGAAAAAGGAAAAATCAAGAACACACTTTAAAATCTAAATGTATGACGGAAGAAAATGAAACCGTATCGTTCAGAAAAGACGAAAGGATGAGATACGGGGTTCTCGGATATGACGGAAACGAGATGATGGCGGCTATTACCGGATACGATCTGGATGTGTCTTTCAATATGCGTCTTATCAACTCGCTGGCAGATGCGGAAGCCTGTGCCGATGCTTTGGCCGATGTCTTTTACCAAGCCCTGATGGAGCAACTTATCTCCCTGAAACCCGATATAGCGAAAGAACAGATGGCGGCTGTGACCAGTGGAAAAGAACAAACCGATACATAACAAACACCCTATTCTTAATAAAAGCCCGACATGACACAATCTGTTCTATGTTGGGCTTTAATAATATCAATTCTATGAAAAAGGAAAATAAGGTATCTGCGTCCGAGATGCTAAAGAACGAACTGGGACTGACGAAAGCGGAAAGCCTGTTCTGCGACCTGTATATAAACGGTGGGAGGGAATTTGCAGGACAGCACTGTAAATGCTATAGGGAAGCATTTCAGGATTCCGGTTCTGGTGTCAGTCTAAAAAGCAGGCGGCTGCTTGGCAAAACCCATATCTCGGAACGTATCAAGAAATTAAGTGAACAACAGCAAACCGATACGGAGGCTATCGCTGTAAAGTTACAAGTTACCGAAACTCTCAAATCGGTGATGGAAGAAACTTCCACCGCCAAATACAAGGACAAATGGGGAATGGACTTGTCCCCGGCTCCACTTCGGGCCGTGGCGGTCAATGCGGCAAAAGCACTGATGGATCTGTACCCGATCAAACACGCCCAGGAAGCAAAACTGAAGATCGAAGGAGGTGGCGATAATGGTATCATCTTTAATGTTATAGTTCCTCAGAAAGAAAACAATGGAGAAGAAGAAGGGCACGAAAGCTAAACAAACGGAAAGAAATGTTTACATGACCATCATAATCATTCTGGCATTATACGGACTGAGGGATTCGGAAGCGGCGGTCAGGCTGATAGAGTCCGTTTCCAAAGCATTGTCAGTCCTTCTAACGCTTGAATGACCTATGCCACAAATCAGAACATTCATAAGCGACAATATCAAATCCCTTACGATTGTCGCTTCTTTCCTGATTTCGATGTACGTCCAACACCTCAATAATACCGCCAGAATAGATTCACTGGCAGACAGGTGTGATCGTATTGAATCCAAACTGGAAGACCAATATCAGAAGATTGATGCAATCAAGGTGGATAAGACCGTATTTGAAGCTACCATGCAACAGTTTACGTCCATGCAGGACGATTTAAAAGAAATGAGAAGGGATATTAAGGAAATCTTGAAAAATTCCCGATAAGCCGCCAAAAAGAACCGCATTTGCTTTGTGGTTCTTTTTTTTATTGTTATTTTTGTCGAGTGTTTATAATAAAAATTAACCCGTAAAATAACAAACTAAATATGCGATAATATACAGAGTAAATTATAACCCAAAACCGATAACATATTGAAGATAAAAACCTTTATTATGACTCTGTTCTTCTTTTCTATTACAGTAGAGCCGGCTTGTAACAGTACCGCTTCTATTCCAAAACATAAAACGGAAAATAAAATTTCCAAATTTGACATGGCGGTAGAACTGATTAAGCAAAAAGAAGGATGGCATGACCGGCGACACAAATACTATGTCGGATACGGTCACAGATTATTGAAAAGTGACACTTTCAATCACGATATTTCTGAAGAGTTTGCTGATTCTCTTCTAAGAAAAGACCTACTACAAAAATGCAGCGTGTTCAGAAAATATGGAAAGGATTCTCTTTTACTTGGAGTGTTGGCTTATAATGTCGGAGAGTATAATATCTTAGGATACAAAGAAAAACCGGCCAGCCGGCTCATACGAAAAATAAGAAGCGGAAACAGGGATTTCTATAAAGAATACGTTTCATTTTGCAGATATAAAAATAAAGTGATTCCCTCTATCAGACAAAGGAGAAAGGATGAGTTTGAA